CATACGCACCACATCAAGCACAACCTGTTTCACGACAGTGTTATGATCTAAGAACTGTTGTTGTATTTAAAACATGGGTTGATAAATAAAATGTATGAACTAAAAGATTATCTCAATGCAATAAATGTGTCCAAAGAATCTTTGATGGACAGCGAAGATGAGGTATGGGAAAAGAAATACGCACCCTTTATTGTAAACAAGTGTGTTGCTCCGTTTCCTGATACAATACTTCTTGTTAATGAACTTAATCAATACCACCACCTAGATAAGAAGTTACAGTTTGATTTTTTACTAAATAGTCTGAGAACAAGGAAAAGATATACTCCTTGGTTGAAGGCGAAGAAATTAAAAAATCTAGAATATGTTAAAGAGTATTATGGATACAACAACGAAAAGGCAAAGGCCGCTCTTGATATACTAGATGATGAACAAATTTCTGCCATAAAAATAAAATTAAATAAAGGTGGAAGAAATGGAAGAAATTAATTGGACACAAGAGGACATGTTGGAGATCACTCTAAACGAACCAGATGATTTTTTAAAGGTTCGGGAGACACTTTCTCGTATAGGCGTTGCATCAAGAAAAGAAAAGAAATTATATCAATCGTGTCATATTCTACACAAGCAAGGACGTTATTATGTGCTTCACTTCAAGGAATTGTTTGCACTAGATGGTAAAAATACAAACCTAACTGAAAATGATGTTGCAAGACGAAACACTATTGCAAAGCTTTTAAAAGATTGGGGTCTAGTAAACATTATTGATGAAGTTGGAGAACTTGCTCCCCTTAGTCAAATCAAAGTATTGTCCTTTCTAGAAAAAAATGAATGGGCCTTAGAAACCAAATACAACATCGGGTCTAAGAAAAAAGAATCCTGATGGAAAAATTCAAGTCATTTATCACTGAAGCAAAACAAGAAGACTACAGAGTTGTAGTTCTTTCAGCTGAACATGGCGATAAAGCAATTACTTCAAAACGCATAAAAGAAGAGTCCGATAAGTTAGGACTTGCAAACTATGTCATTTCTTTGGATGGGGCAAACCTGTCCTATGATAAGACTTACAAAATTCATGAAGCTGGTGATGAAAAGGGATTTGATATTTCTCCCTCTGATACAGTTGTGTTTGTTCGTGGAACACCATCTAGAGACAGTTCATTAGATTTAATTTCAGAGCTAGAAAAGATAGGCATTTGTTGTGTCAATCCTAGACTGACCATCAATATGGCAGCAGATAAGTTTCGTACCTATATCAAGTTAAAAGATTACGGATTAACTCAACCCAAAACGGTTCTCGTACCAAATAAAGATGAGCTAGAAAACGCAGTTAAAAAACTTGATACAAAGTTTCCTATTATAATGAAAACTTTGAGGGGGTCTAAAGGTGTTGGTGTTTTGTTTATTGAATCAGAACGTGCATTAACCTCAATTGTACAGTTGATGTACAAGACAGATTCAAGTTCAGATTTATTAATTCAAGAATATATTAAGAGTGAATTTGATGTTCGTGTAATTGTTCTTGGTGGTAAGATTATCGGCACTATGCAAAGAGATGTTGTAGAGGGTGATTTCAGAAGCAACTATTCTCAGGGTGCAAAGGTTAAGTCCTACAAACTATCTGACCTTGAAATAGAACAGTCTCTACTTGCTGCAAAAGCATTAGATGGTATTCTAACTGCGGTTGATTTTATACCGTCTAGCAATTCTAAAACAGAACCACCATTTATACTGGAAGTAAACAGTTCGCCTGGCAGCGAAGGCATCGAGGAAGCTTCTGGAAAGAATATTATAAAAGAAGTTTTAGAACATTTTAAAGATACTGCATCAAGACGTACTTCACCAGTTCAGTGTGGATATGAAGAAGTGGTAAGTATTGCTCCATTTGGAGAACTAGAGACAAAGTTTGATACGGGTAATTCAGTTCTCTCAGTTTTGCACGCTGAGGACATTGATGTGAAAGGTAAGAAAATTACCTTTACATTGCAGGGTAAGACTATAACTACAAACTGGATTAAATCCTATGAGGTTGATACAGGTGGTGGAAGTGATGAAAGACCTGTAATTAAACTTGATATAGACTTTGCAGGGTCAACATATAAAGATGTTATGTTTGGATTGAATGACCGCTCCGAAATGGGCTCAGATGTCTTACTAAACAGATTTACTATGAACCGATTCAACGTAATGGTAAATCCTGCCCGAAAATACGTTATCACCACAAAATACACCCTCGAAAAATAAATTTAAAAAAGTACTTGCTATTATTCATTAACTGTGAGATAATAGCTACAATGTAAATAATTTTATTTACATAGAATGTAAATCCACTGGATAACACATTCTTTTAACAACAAGCCATTGGCTAAAAGGAAACTATAATGAAAGATGTAAGAAACTTTTTCGGCAGTTCTGTCGATATTAATGACTACAAAAAACCAGAAAATAAAATTGATAACGGAACTTTTGTTCGTTATGGTTGGTATGATATTACTAGATTTAAAGGTAATGAATTTCACAAAGATTTAAATAATGTTGGTGTTAGAAAACGGTTAGATATTGATAGAGGTCTAGAAACATTTGAAACTAGAGTAAAAAATGATAAGTGGAAAACAATGTATAATCCTCCTATTATTGATGTCGAAACAGATTTACCAAAAGATGGTAGGAAAAGAATTAGAATTGCTCTAAGGAATGATGAAACTCACATTCCAGCAATGTATCAATCATATAATGATAATTCTGAAAGAACTAATACTACCTCAGGCATAACGCTAAATTTAATCCATGACATTGCAGACGAAGCTGAGTTTGATGACATTACAAATGGATGTGCTTATTTGATAGGAAGGGGAGAATTGATACACACAAAAGATGAAGTTACTCAATATCTTCACAATGAATTAAATATATCTCGATATTTTGCAACTAGAACTATTAATGATATGGTAACTGCCATTATGAATCTAGATAAGAGTGGGATGCAGTTGATGAACACTCTTGGTAGAGATGATGCTATGAAATGGTTAACAAAGGCTCTTGATTTTAATATTGATAAATTTAATGAAACCTCTAAAACAGAAGAATATGTATTATTTACGCCAGGCTCTGTAAATTCTTATAGAACTTTATGTAAACACATTATTCCAAACTCTATCACAAGAAAAATTACTAAAATTATTCTTTATACAACTAAGGAGTTAAACCCTAAAATTGCAACAGATGATATGCACTTGTTCAAGAAAATTTTACAAGATGACTTAATTGCAAACATTACAACGGTTGTTAATAATGATATACAAGGTGTTAAATTAGAAACACCATTTGTATCTAGTTATTGGCAAATTGAAGGTTGTATTCCACAAAAAGTAAATGATGAACATCAAGCTCTTTTCGATAATCAACAATTAATTAGGTTAGAGGATTATTAATATATGATAATAATGATTGGCGGTGTGCCTTGCTCAGGTAAGTCCACACTAACAAGAAATATTCTTAGTGAATTGGGTTCGGCAGAGTTTGTCGAACCCATGAAACTATTCCCCTGTGAGAAACGTGGTGATGTTCTTGTGGTCGGTAGATATCCAGAAGGTGAAACCTTTGGTGGAACTGACCGTATGTCTTATGGAGCAATTCCAAAGTTTCGTGATTTCATTAATCAAGAAGCGCCCAAACATAAACACATTTTTCTAGAGGGTGACAGGTTCTTTCGTGCAGTTGATATTGAATGGTTAATTTCAGAGCATAATGCAGCTGTATATGTATTGACTGTAAGTGCAGAAGAAGAGAAGCGCAGACACATTCAAAGAGAAGATACGCAAACAGAAAAATGGTTACAGGGTAGGCGTAGTCAAATCTCTAACATAATGACAAACTTTATGTTGATGAATGATATTTATGTCAAACCTAATAATAATTTAGAATCCTCTGAAGAAATTAAAACGGAAATACTTAAGCTTTTAACTTGACATTAACTAAGTTCTCTGTTACTATAAATAGTATAAATACTATACAAATGGAGAAGTTGATGAGTTTGCAACAGTACGTTCGGCAGGTAAACCCACGAACAGAAAATTACATGTCTCCTGTGGATAAGGTTCAGTCATATTTAACTGAATCAGACACTACAGAAGCAACATACGCTGAAATGGCTATTTGCTATCAATATAATATTTTAAGAGCTGATGGTAATTCTGATAGAGCATTATCTCAAGCAGGGATAAGTAAAACAAACTTTGAAAAATTAACTCCTTCGTTACTAGAAACTGGTAAGAAGGTTGCTTCCGAAATGAAAGATCGTGGGCCTTGGTTATTACATTCGGGTAGTGGTTCTTCTACTACTTTCTATGCTCAAGGTAGAGATAAAACACCTAAAGCAGATTTTATTGGCAATAGTAAAAATTACATTTCACTCAAAAAATCAGCAAGTAGTGGTTCTGCAGCTCAATTGATGAGTGCAAAATCAGGTGAGGCCTCAGGAGTTGTTGAAGCTGCTATCGGGCACTATGAAAAAAACACCTCTGAAGATTTTTCAAAAAATTCCTCATTTATAAATGCCATGAATATCCTAGAAAATAAAATGAAAGAAACTGCTAGGAATGATTTAAATGTTGAAGTTGGAAAGGGAAAAATAGATTTTCAAAACTGGTATCTTACAAAAAGTCCACAAGCAATAAAGTTAAAAAGTAATAGAAAAAATAAACCAAAAGATGTAGAAAAACATTTGAAATCAGAATTGTCTTTATTAGGTGCTACTAAAATGTCTGCATCTGCGAAAAAGAATTTAATAAAGGGTATACCTGCTGTATCTAAATCTGAAATAGAAAATGTTTTTCAAAAATATCAAGAGGATGATGATGTTAAAGTGGGGGATGTTATGGTTAGTGCTAAACATTTAACTAAAGTTTCTCCTGATAAACTAACAGACCCAAAACTTAAAAAACAAATTGTTGAAGTAATCCAAACATCAATAAATGCTACTGAATGGCAAATTGAACTGCAAAAATTTTTTAATGATAATGAGGAATTAAAGAAGTGGTTAGTTTATGAAGCTGCATCTGGTCTGTATAAATTTACAGGGAAACATTCAGATGGTAAAAACTATTATGGTTCGCAATCTGCGGTGGCAAACAAGATTTTAGTATTTTCAGATAATGGTATAAAAAATGAATATGATATTTTAGAATATTCTTTGAATAACCCACAACTTGCAAGTAATGTTAGTGTATCATATAAAGGTTCTGGTAGATCAAAATATATTAAACTTGGAATTGCTTCACACTACGAATCTGAATTGCCAATGCTACAGGAAGAAATTTATCATCTCCAAAGACAATATATGTTGACAGAAGGATTCTTTAAAAATATTAAAAATAAATTTATGGGGTTTGTAAATAAATTACAAGATATCATAAAAAGATTTTATGAAAAGGTTATAATGAAATTTGTTGATGGAATTAAAAAAATAGCAAAAAACGGTGTTACTGCTGTTGTAGATGCTCTAGGATTAGAAACAACTGGTACAGTTGGTTTTCAAACACCAAGTTGGTAGCTGCAATGATGTCGTTTTCACAACTCACAGAAGATAAGGGCGGTAAGAACCTTCACCTAGAACACTTAGAGGACGAAATCCTTAACTATGGTGTAGATGGTGGTCGTGCAGCTTTAAACTTCCTACGGTCGCTTAGAGATATGCT